TGACCCAAATTGCCTGATGTGGGCTGATGACAACACATCTGACGATTTTAATTCAGTTTGGGCAAATGATGATGAATTTTCATTCACATGGGCAACATCAAGCGAAGAAGCCTATAAAACCGACATTTTTGACGCAAATTTAGCAATTCAGCTCCATTTTGAAGGTCAAAATTTGGGTGATGATTTAAGGATTTTGGGTTTTGAATTTGGCGAAATTATGATTGATATTTAGTTTTAAAAAACAAGGAAAGCTATGCCACATAACGATTTAGAGAATATTTTAAATTTCAGCGTTGAAAGTCAAAAACAACGAAATAAAAAAATTGAAAAAATGATTGCGCTCAAAAAAGAGGCAAACGCGCTTGAAAAGAGGGTTTACGTCAAAAATATCAAAGATGTGCCAAGAGAATTGATTTTTTCTGATAAAACATTTTGGTGCGCAACAAACCTTGAAACGCTTGATTCATTTGAATTTACAGGAACCATTGTCGGCTTTCACGCCCTCAGACAGAAAAAATTGCGCGAAATGCTCATAAATGGCGAAATTGACGCGTTTGATTCGGGCAAATTTTATATGAAATTTTTGTATATGAAGCCCTAAAATGCTTATAAATCGCACACATTAGCTAATTATTTTAAAAAAGGATAAAAAATGACATATTTTGATTTGTTTAATAAAGTGATGTTGGAGCTCAATTACAGGCCAGTAAGCGTTTTTGAGAACATTTTTAAAAGCGAACATTTAAAAATTTTAGATAATTTGAATTTGGTTAATTCAGAAGTCCTGCAAGCTTTTGACTGGAATTTTTTAATCAGAAAAAAGCATGTTTGTTTAGAAAATGGCGAAATTTCAGTTGAAAATGCCGTTGATGGCCGTCCTGTCAAGGTTATGGAGGGGTCAAGGCAGTTAAAATATAGTCCTTATTATGAAAAATTTTATGCTCAAAACCCGCCCTGTGCGTCTTATAGCGTTTTTGGGGATGATTTATTGTTTAAAAAGTCACAAAAAAAGCGCAATTTCACGGTTTATTATTGCACGAATAAAATTGTGAAAGGCAAGGCTGGCGAGGAAAAAGAGCAATTCACGGACAAAGATGATACATCAATTATGCCAATGCCTTACGCAGAGCAAATTTTGGTTTATGGGACTTGCCTGAGGACAAAAGCAAACCCGAATTTCCCAAAATTTGCGTTTTGGAATCTGATGTTTAAAGAAGCGCTTTTGAAGCTTAGAGCGACTTGCTCCAAAACCTTTGAAGAATGCCCTTTTATAAGCTTATCGCCTGTGAAAAAAGGTCGTTAAGCGCAACAAAAAGGCGCAAAATGCGCGCCTTAATATAAATAAAAAGGCGCAAAAACTGCGCCTTATCAACTATTTAGATATAGAATTTATTTTGTTTCGTCAAATTCAAGTAAATCAGTATGAATTTCTGTAACTGGTGCTTGGAATGGGTTGAAATTCACTGCAATTGCCTTTCCTAAGCTTGTAAAGAAGATAATCGCAAAAATAATTGTGAACAAGAACGCCAAACCTTTTTGCAGGTCAGAAAATACGAAAATGCCTTTTTTCTTTTTGATTTCTTGTGTTGTCTTAAACTCATCCTGACAAGGTTTATAAGGCAAACTGTCTTCCATTTTTTCCAAAACATTTGCATATTTAATTTTAATTAAAAATTGATATGAATCAAGGTTAATATACCACAAAATGCCCACCACAAGACCAATTGCGCCGATAATTGCGCTAATTAAATAATTTGGCGTAAGGGTGTACATAATAGCTGAAGTTAATAACAAGAAAATTGTTAAACTCAAATAATAACGGTTAGTTGCAAAGTTTCTGTCAATAAACTTTTCCTTCGAACTTGTGTAAGCCTTGTAAATCTCCACTAAATTTTTTTGTTCATCAGTCATAAAAAATTCTCCTTCAATGTTCTAATTATACAAAATTTTCGAGGTATGTCAATATGTTTAAAGCCATAATCCCCTTTATAGATAAATGTAGTTATTTTGACCATTTAAAAATCATGGCGCAGGTTTTTGCGCTTTTAAAAGCGAATTGTCACGCGCTTTTTGACGATTTTGTTCTGGAAAGTGAAAAAAGCATTTTTAAAAATATTTTTGAATTTGTTCAGCATTTTTTGCCATATTTTTGGGTGTTTCTTGATGAAAAAAATGAGTTTATGGGCTTTTGTTATTTATATGGTGTCAAAGAGGCTGAAAACCAGTTAAAATCGGCATTTATAACGGTTTGTTTTAAAAGAAAATTCTTTAATAAAGCTGTTCGTAATGTCGCATTTGATTTTGTGCCAATGTTATTTCATAAATATAAATTTGATAAATTAAAAGCCGAATGTTTTAGTTCAAACCCAAGCGCAACAAGGCTTTTAAAAGATTTAAATTTTAAATTTAAGGTTAGATTTGAAAATGAAACCGTGGTTTGCGGGAAAAAAGTTGATTTAAATATTTTTGAACTTGAAAAAAAAGACTTAAAGCCTTAAAACCCTTGATTTAAAAGGCTCTTTATGAAAAATTTTGTCCATTTTTCAAAAATTATTTTGTCAAAATGGGCGTTAAAAAAAATCTGTTTAGTTAAAAAACGAAAGGAAAACTTATGTCAAATTTACCATACGGACCAAACCCAAACGCAAGTTACACAGGCTTTGTGGGCGAAGTTTGGAGCCAAAAAATTAACTTAGGATTAAACCAAAATTGCGTTATGCTTCAATGCGTTAACCGCGACTGGCAAAGTGAAGCAGACAAAGGCGTTGAGGCAATCAATATCATTTCGCCAACTGATGTTTCTATTGCACAATATACAGGCGAATTTGAAGGCTATGAAACAATTTCAGGCGGTTCAACAGTTTTGCATCTTGACCAAAATGTGTCATTCGGTTTGACAATTCCAGACATTGATCAGGCGCAAAGCAACGTCAGCATTGCAGATACAGTGATTAAAAAGGCGCAAAAAGCAGTTGAAAGCGCAATTGACAAATATTTATTCAGTTTTTATACAGATGCCCAAAACACGCTTGGCACAGTGGAAAGCCCTGTTGAATTAACTCCTGAAACAGTTTACGCAAAATTTGTTGAGCTTGCAAAAACTTTGAAAAATTCAGGCGCACTTTCTTCAAACAACACAGGCTGGGTGGTTGTAAACCCTGCTGTGGAAGAAGTTTTGCTTTTATCTAAACAATTTACAGGCGCGTCTGGACTTGGCGATTCTTCAATCAAAAATGGCGCAATTGGCCGAATTGCGGGCCTTGACGTTTTAGTTAGCGCAAACGTAGGCGAGCTTACAGATGGCAAATACGTTGTTATGGCGGGCGTTAACGAGGCAATCACTTACGCTTCACAACTGAAAAAAATTGAAACTTTAAGAGCTGAAAACTCATTCTCATCAATTATAAGAGGTCTTTATACCTTTGGTGGCTTGACTTTACAGCCAAAAGGAATTGCAAGTTTAACATGCACTCCTGCTGTTTAAGAAAATTTTTTTTCTTGTGTGGTTTGACCAAAAATCAAGCCACACAAGCTTTTTAAATAAATTCTAATATTAATTTTAAGGAGAATTTTATGCAAAACTATAATTTTATGGGTCAAAATCCAGATGATAACCTAAATATGGCGCAAAATGCCTTAAATAAAGCAATTCAGCCTGATTTGAATAAAAATATGCTTGACCCCCAAATTGCAAAATATATTGATAATCTTACCGCTTTTGGCGTTTTCACACCTGAGCAAGGACAATTTTTAAAACAAAATTATTTAAATATAACAAACGCACTAAATGCGCCAAAAGTGGCTAAGGATAATGTTTTTAAGGAAAATGTAAAAGAAATTCAAAATTTGTCTGGGGGTAAAATTTTATCTGAAAATTTACATTCAGAGGATGATAAAAAATGCCCTCAAAATGCCAAAAATGCGCAAATTAACGAGATTTTGAGCGGATTTGATGAATTTATAAGCGCATATCCTGAATTTTTTAATTCTAGAGCGGACCTGAAGGCTTATTTAAAAGAAAATGGCGTGCATTTGGACAAAGCCGAATTTGAAAAAATCGCCAAAATGGTTGAGGCGCTTGAAATGCAGGCAGTTGAAAATTATAAGCAGGATTTAATGCACCAAAAAACTAAGGAAAACCTTAATAATGAGGCACTTTCGCGCCTTCAAACAAATTCAGCAACCGACATTTCAACAACTTCGCCTGAGGCGAAAACCCGCTTTACAAGGGCGCAAATTCGAAATATGACGGCCGATGAATTTAAGAAAAATGAAAAAGAAATTATGGAGCAGTTGGCAAAAGGGCTTATAAATTAGGCTTTTTGGCGCAAAATTAATATTTTAAGCTTAACATAAAAAAGATAAACACCATTAAAGCGGTTTATAAATCATTTAAAAATGGTTTAAAAAATCGTTTGAAATGGTTTTAAAATGCAAAATAATTTTGGTTTTACATTTAATAAAATCAAGCATTTAAAGCCATTTTCAAGACGCGCCAAAATCGCCTATATTGAATTTTCAAAATTTTTATAAGCTAAACCCCCAAGGAATTTTAAAAAATTGCTTAAAATCGATTTTGAAAGGAGCTTTTTTACATAATATCCATTATCTATACCTATCGAATAGGAAGTTTTTAAGCTTCAAAGACAATAATAACAACAAATTATTTTTCGGGCAAAAAAGAAGGGGTCAATTTGACCCCACTGCATACTAGCCGAAGCATTAACAACATGACAATTATACAAAATTTTTTTGGAAATGAAAAGGAAATGTTAAGAGATATTAACAAGAAAAACCGTTACCGGATAACCAAGGCGCAAAGGCTTTTTATTGAAGAATTTGTCAAAAGCCTGAACATCGAAAATGCGCTTGAAAAGGCGAATTTGACCTCTGTTGAAGAAAAAGACGAGATAAAACACGCGCTTTGCAAAAAGTCTTTTCAGCGCGAAATGAGGCTTGTAATCGAGGAAAAAGCGCGCCACCTCGAAATCACGAGGGCTTTCATTGTCCAAAAATATTTGGAAATTTTATATCAAACAAATGAAAAAAAAGACGATAAAGCCTTGAAAGACGCGTCTTTGGCACTTAAAGCGCTTGAGGGGTTATGTAAACAACTTACAAATTACAAATTTGATTCTGAAACAGAGCAAAACAGCCTTTCTGCCGTCATTTCGGGGCTTGATTTGAATAAAATTTGATATCCGGTTTCAAAATTTAAGGAGAAATTTATGCTAAATTATGTCAAAACCACATCACCAAAGGATTTTAGAGGCTTAGCCCAAAAAATTGGCAAGATGTTTGATAAATATAATGAAAAAAGGCAAAGCCAGTTAAACGACATAAAAGCTTTGCAAGACAAGGTTTTTGAACTGAATAACGGGTTTAATTCCTTTAATAACAGTTATTTGGAGCTTCCAAACGTCTATGAACAGCACCAGACCTTAAAAGCGCACCTTTTAGACAGCATTTACACAAGCCCCGCTGGGCTTTTTGACGTTTCTGCTTCAACATCTGAGGGGCAAAAATCTGCGATAAAACAGAAAATTATGCTTACAGACGCGCTTGAAAAAATGAAAATTGCAGACAAAATTGAAAAAATTATTGAAAATGTAATTGAAACAGGCGAATGCACCTTGTTTGTAAGCTATGAGGCGAAATATAAGCCCATAAGGCGCGCAGTTAAGGACTTTAAGGGCGATTTTTTTGTTTTTGAAAAGAAGAAAATTTTTGAAGGCGCAACGGTCAAAAACATTGATGCGCAAGACTTTGTGTTCGATATTGAGCAAAAAAATAACTGGAA